TGCATTAGGTAATCCTATATGTGCTGATGCTTTGAATCATCCTGAGAGAGTAAACGAGATTAGTATTTTCGTAAAAGATCCAGTGTCAGGCCTGATGCTTAAGACAAGACCAGACCTAATGATTGAGTCTAATAAAACTGTGTACGATGTAAAGACTACACAAGATGCTAGTCCAAAAGGTTTTCTAAACGAGTGTGTAAAGTATGGTTACTTTCTTCAAGGTGCCCATTATGTTTATACATGTAAGCTTGCTGGCTATGATGTAACAGATTTTGCATTCATTGCTTGTGAGAAGTCAGCCCCATTCATATCACACCTACATGTGATGGGTGCAGAGGTAATGAAGTGGGCTACTGTTGAGCTTCACAAAACTCTAGCTGTTATTGCAAAGGCAGATAAAGAAGTAGACTACAGTACAGGTTGGGGTGACTACACTGTCATGGAAAAACCTTCATGGCTATGATCAGTCATGACTAGAGCAGCCAAGGCCAAGGGCAGAGGTGGTCAGCAAGAGGTCAGGGATAAGTTACTTGAGACATTCCCTGAGTTCGAGGCTGATGACATCAAGTCTACAACTATGGGAGATACAGGTGAAGACATCCAGCTATCTCCCTTAGCCAGAAAGACATTGCCTATTAGCATTGAAGTTAAGAGGCGTAAGGCTGGTATGAAAACTGCCTACGATTACATAGAACAAGCTGGCAACCACGGCAAAGGTGAGCCAGTAGTTTTTTACAGATCTGATAGACAACCTTGGATTATTATGGTAAGCATGGATCATTACATGGAGCTACTAAGGAACTGGAAGAAATGAGTTTAAAAATTTGGGATGTATTAGAAGGTCCAATATCAAGGGATGATTGTCCCCATAGTGATGAGTGGCCTGATGGTTCTAACTACAGTATCCTCTGTCGAATAGAGGAAGACGGTGAAGTCTTTAACAGTGAATTTTATTTTGAAGAGTACGACGATGCATATGATTGGAAGAGTCACTTCGAAACAAGCATTGATCCTATAATAATTAATACAGATATAAATCATACTTGACTATACTTATCGTTTCAATATAACTAAGGACTTTCACTGTGAGATTTGAATTAAATCTAACCATAGACGTTGACCCTAAAGCAAACTTCTTAGAGGTTGACCCTAACTATAATCTTGCTGTACTAGGTGAGGTAATCCGAGATCATCTGTATGATATAGATGATATAAAAGTAACTGAATGTGAGGTAACAAAAAATGACTAAAGTATTTCTTGACGATAAAGAATATGACAGCGAAGATTTTAATGAGACACAGACCAATGATCTTAACATTTTAAATGTTGGTACAAACTCTGTTGCTTTGTTGGATCATATCTTACAATGCGTAAAGGCTATTCAACAAATGAAAACAAATGAGTTGAGAAAGTCTTTGGTTGGTGATGATGATAGTCAGGAAGAGTTAGATCTGTGATGAACATAGTGGATCTAAAAACTATGGGATACTTTGATTCATTAGACTCAGACAAAGATCTTTTGTTGGCGTATGCTACTTGGGTTGAAGATAAGATTTTTACTAAACGTGAGGAACGTCTCGTAGAAAATACACTAGGTCTTGTTGGTGAAGCTGGAGAGGTAGCTGAGAAAGTTAAGAAGCTTATCAGAGACAAGTCCAGGTTCACCAAAGAAGATATTATTAAAGAGCTAGGGGATGTAGTGTTTTACGTCACAGCCTTAGCCAACTACTACGGGTCTGATCTACAAGAAGTAATTGAGGGGAACGTAATTAAGTTAGACGGGCGTGAAGCCAGAGGAACATTAAAAGGAAGCGGAGATAATAGATGAGTAACCTACTACCTACAGACTATCAATCTTTTATACACAAGTCACGTTACGCACGATGGCTTGATGAAGAGGGCAGGCGTGAGACATGGACTGAGACAGTAACACGTTACACTGATAACATAGTAAGGCCAGCTCTTGAGAAGGCTAACTTTACTGTGCCTAAGATGACTAAGCTAATAAAAGAGATAGAGGATTCCATCCTAAGTCTTGGTGCAATGCCTTCTATGAGGGCAATGATGACAGCTGGTCCAGCATTTTTTCGTGACAATACAGCGGGTTATAATTGCTCATACCTACCAGTAGATGATATCAAATCATTCGATGAGGCTATGTTTATCCTCCTCTGTGGTACTGGTGTTGGCTTCAGTGTAGAACGACAGTTCATCAGTCAACTCCCAGATGTGCCAAAGCTCTTTGAGAGCGATACTACTGTAGTCATCAGGGATAGTAAAGAGGGTTGGGCTAAGGGTCTTCGTCAAGTGATTGCACTCCTGTATAGTGGTGAGATTCCTAAGTGGGATACTAGCAGAGTTAGACCTGCAGGTGCAAGGCTAAAAACATTTGGAGGTAGGGCATCAGGCCCAGCGCCATTGATTGATCTGTTTAACTTTGTCAGTCACACCTTTAAAGAATCGCAAGGCCGTAAGCTATCATCTCTTGAGTGTCACGACATCATGTGTAAGATTGGTGAGGTAGTTGTAGTAGGTGGTGTACGTAGGTCAGCTATGATCAGCCTATCAAATCTATCTGATGATCGTATGCGTCACGCCAAGTCAGGCAACTGGTGGGAGAACAATCCACAACGTGCCTTATCTAATAACTCTGTGTCGTATACTGAGAAGCCAGATGCTGTATCATTCTTACGTGAGTGGCAAGCTCTAGTAGAGAGTGGCAGTGGTGAACGTGGTGTCTTCAATCGTGAGGCTTCTAAGAAGCAAGCAGCTAAGAATGGTAGACGAGATTCAGACTATGAGTTCGGTACGAACCCTTGCAGTGAGATCATCTTACGACCAAATCAATTCTGTAATCTTACGGAGATTGTAGTACGTTCTACTGACGACATCCAAAGTCTTTCAGAGAAGGTTCGTATAGCTACCATCCTTGGTACTATCCAATCTACCTACACAAAGTTTCCTTACTTGCGTAAGATATGGCAGAAGAATACAGAAGAAGAACGTTTGTTGGGTGTGTCTTTGACTGGTATCATGGACAACCCTTTAATGACCACAGAAAATGAGGGGTTAGATAAAACTCTTGAGTACCTTAAATCTATATCCATTGCTACTAATGCTAAGTGGGCTAAACTGCTTGATATTCCTGTTGCTACTGCTATCAGTTGTGTCAAACCTAGCGGAACGGTATCGCAGTTGGTTGACTCCGCTAGTGGAATACACGCTCGTCACTCAGCCTATTATATTCGTACTGTTCGTGGTGATAATAAAGACCCACTAACAAAGTTTATGAAAGACCAAGGTGTACCTAGTGAGCCAGATGTAATGAAGCCAGACCAGACTACTGTGTTTAGTTTCCCTCAGAAGTCTCCTGACAACGCAGTGGTTACTGCTGACATGAGTGCGATAGACCAACTTAATATGTGGTTAGCTTATCAGAGATCGTGGTGTGAGCATAAGCCATCAGTGACAATCAACGTCAAGAAAGATGAGTGGTTTGAGGTAGGTGCATTTGTTTACAAACACTTCGATGAGATGTCAGGTGTATCTTTCCTACCATTCCACGAGCATACCTACCAGCAAGCACCTTATCAAGATTGTTCTAAGGAAGATTACATATCCTTATTATCTTTCATGCCTAAGAATATTGACTGGACATCACTATCAAACTATGAGAAAGAAGATAATACAGCAGGCAGTCAGACACTAGCATGTTCTGGTGATTCCTGTGAAATCGTAGACCTAGTATAAAGGAACTAAACCATGAAGCCAGTACGTAAAAGTTTTAACCGTGCCTTGTATCAAGCTTATGATAAGAAAGCTAAGGACACTTTGGTTAGTCTATTAGAAAGTAAAGGTCACACTATTGTCAACACTGAAGAGAACTACTTTGTAGATGTAGTATCTCAGAAGGATGGCTACACATACTTCAATGAGGCTGAGGTTAAGGTAGCTTGGACAGAGGACTGGCCTGCACATTGGGCAGAGATTCGCATACCTGAACGCAAGCAACGACTACTAGATAAGTATGATGGTACTAATGGTGTGTTAAACTTCTACGTATTCCGTGAAGACTTAAAGCAAGTCTGGCGTATCAAAGATACTCTACTAACTAAAGAAAGCCTAGCTGAGGCTAAGGGTAGGTACATACAGAAAGGTGAGTTGTTCTTTCACATACCCTACACATCAGCTGAGTTGGTAAACACATGAGTGACTTTGATCCAGTAGACAAGCCTGCCCATTATAACATGGGCGGGATAGAGTGCATTGATTATATTAAACAGGTGGTAGGTCTTGATGGTTTCATTTCCTACTGCCACGGTAACATGATTAAGTATCAACACCGTTACCGCTACAAAGATAACCCTATGGAGGACATGAAGAAGGCAGCATGGTACTTAAATAAAATGATTAAGGCTTTAGAAGAAAAAAATAAGTAAGGGTAAACTATGGGCAGACCAACCAAAAGATCCAAGAATAACTTACCGCCTCTTGAAGCAGAGGCAAAAGCTTACGTAAAGAAGAAACGACCACGAGCAAAACCCTTGACCAGTCGCAGGTATCTAGCAGGACAAGCCTTAGCTGGACTACTTGCAAACGGTAAGGGTTCTGCTCGTGTTGAAGATATAAAGAGAGAGGCTTATAACTGGGCAGACATTATGGATGATGACGAAGAAGACTAAGGGGAGTTTAACAACTTTCTTTAGTCTTCAAGAACATCACGGAATACTGTGCTGTCCATATTCTCTAGTATAAATAAAAGGTATTTAAGTTTTTCTGTACCACCAACTTTATTTTTTATATCCTCTATAGTTTCATCACTCTCCATTGATCCACTGTCAATTAATAATTTGAGTGCTCTCTTAATATCTTTTTTTGGTTTTCTTAAAACTTTATTCTCTAGCACAAGTGTTTGATCAGTAACACTACTGCTGCTGTTTAAAACTTCTACGGCTGTACGTTTAGTGCTAGCCATTACTCTTCTAACTGTTTCTTGTCGTATGCTTAAAGGCTCTGTAAAAAAATTTTTGCCATCTAACTTAAACTTTTCCATAGCTTTTACAGAGTTGTAGTTTAGTATGTCACTAACTAATTCATTTAATCTGTATTTGTATTCATCTGTACCACCCCATTGAACAGCTTTAAAAGGTTGTTGTGATATAGAACCTAACAATCTTTCAGATGGGGTTGGATTAGAAGAAGATCTTACACCTCCGAGAGTTCTTCCTGGATCTACAAAAGCAGGGCTACTACTAGTTGGCGATTGTTTTAATTTTATCTCGCCTACTGGAGGAAATATTCCATCCAGATATTTACGAGACATGTTTATTAATTTTTCTGTAGAGGTTCCCTGTTTAATATCATACTGATCAAAGTTTCCCGTAGCAATTTGAACGATCTGATTAATAGGTTCTGCTGGACGAGTAGCACCACTAACTATCTTGCCAAGACCAGCAGATAGTATATCAAAAGATGCTTGCAAAGATTTATCTGTATTCATTTCAGTTAGTGTTGTAATAAAATCTTTTGTCTCATCATAAAACCTTCCTCCATCACGAAAAGTATTACTAACTAACATCTTGCCTAGCTCTTCAAATAAATCTGAAGGAACTTCTCCATCTAAAGATTGATGTGCTAATATCTGAGCACTTAATTCTATAATACCACTAGGAAATTCAAAAGTTACATCAGCTATTGAACCGTCACTCCTTGGTTTTTTATTCCAAGTTATCCCTAGTTTAATTTTTTCTTTTGCATCTT